GGAAAAGAGAGGCTTTTAAACCTCTCTTTTTATATACTCTGCTAACATTCCATCAAATGCTAAATGCCATGATTTTTTTACTGGTTCAAATAAGACATCATGGTGTATATTGAACTTATCTTTAAACTTTTTAAGTTCCTCTCTATCTCCAAATAGCTCAACATGAGTATCATACTTATCAACTGTAAAATTAGAAAAATCCACTTTTATATTAAAAAGCTCTATTATTTTATATCCATTAGAAATAACAGTATTAAAATCTAATCCATGCACAAGCATATACTTTAAATGATCAGATAAATTATGTTTTAAAATAAATCCTTCAATCCCTATACCTTGCTTATAAATTTCAAACACCATTCCTATTTCTTTATATATCTTGTCCTTATGATAGTCCTGTATATAATCTTGGAGAGTATAACCTATATCCTCTAAGGAAATATTTTTAGCTATAATATCCATTCTTACAACATCTCTTTCAAAAAGAATTTTTCTTGCTGTAATTGTCGGGAATTTCTCATATATATCATATCTATCATACTTGCTTTTTATTTTGTCATAAATTATCATAATAAACTCCCTAAAATATATTGGTTATTACCATAACTCTAAAGTCATTAATTAATCTAACTTCTGCTATTATTATATCCAGTAATTGCTTTAACTCTTCTCTTTCTTGTGTCTTGCTTAATTTCTCTATATACTCCCTCAATATCTTTTTATTATCTTCATATTTTAGTTTATTAAGTTGCAACTTCTCAACTTCTGCTATCTTGCTTTTAAAAGACTTTATTTTTAATTTTACATCTGAATCATATTTATCAAAGGTTTCTTCTTCCAATTTACCTTCAATATACTTTTTAAAAATTCTTTCTTCCTGTAACTTTAATTTTTTTATCTCTTTCTCATAAAGTTCTTTTCTTTCTTCAAGTTCAACACTACTTTCAACAGTATTCAAGATCTCTAATTTATCTACCTCATTAATCAAAGTATTAATTACTGTTTCTTCTAAATACTTTACCCCTATAACTTTTCCTGAAAATTTAGCAGCATAGTAAGGTTTTTTATTTCTATTTTTACTAGTAGAAGGATACATTTTATCCCCATCATAGCAATATACATTTTTTAGAAGATAATCACCATTTTTATATTTTTCTCTTCTCTTTTCTTTAGAGAGTATAAGAGAGAGTTTAAAGGTATCATCATCTATAATAGCCTCATGTTTACCTTGAATAAGCTCATATTTGCCATGATATACTCTTTTATCATTTATCATCTCAGTTTCATTTAACTTTAATTTTCCAGTATAAATAGGATTAATCAACAGCCTATTTATCTTTTTAGGATCTTGAAAACCAAATTTCTTAGCTATATCTGTTCTTTTCTCTCCTGATAAAAAAAGTCTGAATATCTCTTTTACTAAAGGAGCTGTATCAGGATCTATTTCTATTTTTCCATCTACACATTTATAACCTAATGGAAGTTTTCCTCCCATCCATTTCCCTTCTCTTGTTGCAAACTCTCTTCTAATCTTAACTCTTCTTCCTACTCTTTTTCTCTCGTGGCTATTAACTAAAGCTACTATATCTGTTGAAAATTCCTTATCTAAATCATCTTCAGTTAATGTTCCCTCTTGTAGTGAGTATAGTTCTTTTCCAAGCTCTTTCATTCTCATAAGGGTTGTCTTATACATTAAAAAATCTCTTGTACTTCTTGATAACTCCCATAAGACAACCACATCAAAGAAATCCTCTTCCATATCTTGCAAAAGTTGTAAAAAGTCTTTTCTATTATTATTAGCTCCAGATGCTATGTCTTGATATATCTTAACTATATCCAGTTTATTTTTTTTACAGTAGTTTATACATTCTCTTTTTTGACTCTCAGGGTCTTGAAATTTTGTGGATTCTCTAATATAAATAACAGCCCTTTTTTTCATTTATACAACCTCACTCATTTTCAACTTTGGCTTTTAATACTTCTATCAATCTCATAGCATTGATCTCTTTTTGTTTTTCAGTTAATTTATCATTCTTTATTATCATCTTCAACCTCCTTTCCCAATTTCAATGAAAATGGGAAAATTCAATTTTAATACCTTTAAATCTGTAAAATATTAACCAAATAAACTTTCACTTCTATTTAACTTTCTACACTCATCAGCTATAGATTTAAAGTTTCTATAAAACTCAGTCTTGGAAATAGCTAATTTCAGTATCAAAATTTTATTATCTATCTTATAGTCAACTCTACAAAGTTCTTTTAATTGCTTAATTAGTTTATTTCTTTTTCTAGTGCACTTCTTATAAGTTCCTCTTTTCATTTGCCACCTTCTTCATAGCCCAACTGTAACTATTTGAAAAGCTTTTTTTAGTCCTTTTACTTTTACAGCTTTCATCTTAGCTTTATCTTGCTCCAAGTCTTTCTCTTTAATCTCTATCCAATTCCTGTCTACTCTCTTTAAGATCTCAGGATCTAATCCTAATCTTTTATGTTCTTTGTAAACTTTTAAAGCATCTATTGGGCTAGTGACTACATCCTTTTTAACATCATTAAAAATATCTCCAGTATCTGATATTCTTATTCCTTTGTAGCTTTTAATAATATAATTAAATACCATTTTTCCCCTCCTTAAAAGCTTGGAAGTGATTAGGATATACCTTTTTCAATTCCTTAACTAAATTTTTACTAAGCATTACACCTTCAATGTGCCACTTATTAGAGAATCTATCTTTTCCAATATTATGAAACTCTGTATGATGTTCTCTACAAAGTGGTAAAAACCTAGTTTGTAATCCATCATCATGCTTATACCCTCCAATGCTTGCTACTGAATCCCAATGATGTAGATCAACTTCAACTAATTTCCCACACACTGCACATCTTTTATGTAAAAGACATTGTATTACATATCTTCTAATGTCTGGGGCTATGTCTTGTAATCTCTTAGCTACTTTATTATCCCCTTTACCTTCATATACAATTAAGTTGTAATCATGCTTAATTGCATGTTCAATGATAAATTGAATAAAGTCTGTAGCTACTTTCATAGAGCAACAATCTTTTTTGAAAGGAGAGATTGAGAAATATTCTATCTCTTTACTATTACAGAACTCATTCTCTAAAGCCTCTCTCATTTCTTCCCTTGTATATCCTCTTAGATCTCCATAGTCCCTACACAATGCCCAAATTTTTTTCATTTGATCAAGTGACAGTCTATCTACTTTAACAACGTTTATAGTGTCATTTTTGATCTTAGAAAGTAGTTCTTTTATTTCAGCAAATCTTTTATTAGAGGGAACATATAAAAATAGTTCCCCCTCTTCCTCTATTAGCTCAATATTCATTTTTATTAACCTTGAATTGCTATATCTTTCAATTGATTATATTGCTCCATATTTAACATATCTAAATCAGTGATGTTAAATAGCTCTTTAGCCTTTTTAACTATATCTAAGCTATTAGCATTAGCTATAGTCATCAAAGTTTTCATATCATCAGAAGTAGGCTTTTCCTCTGTGATTATTTCTCCAGTTTCGTTATCTATTACTTCAGCTTCAAAGTAAGAATCACTATCAAGATAATCTCCTGTAACTTCATTGTTTTTTTGATTCAAATTGAAACTTTGCTCATCTTTTCTAAGATTTTCAATCATTTCAACAGAGATCGGCAACCATTTTAACATTTTCTTAGTAACTGTTTTCATTGACATTTCTTCAAAGTTTTTATCCCAAATATTGTTTTTATATTTTCCTTTTCTATACTTCTCTTCATGTGCCTCAACTTCAGCTTTAGTCATATATTCAAAAGCTCTAGTTCCATCTTTTAAGATAGCTACAGAGTAGAATCCTACTATCTCCCCTCTACCCTCAGGATTATTGAAAGCTGGTTTATGAGTAAGCTTTCTTTCTAATCCATATTCAATAGTAAACTCATCATTTGAATATACAGTATAAGCATAGATGTCTGATAGTTGCCCTGTTCTTCTAAGAAGTTCTATCATTCCTTTGTACCCAAGCTGTAGCTGACATTCAACAGTACCAAGTTTTGCATTTCTGAAAGGTATTAGATAGCATTGTCCTAGTACTCCTGGTTCTAATCCTAGCTGTGCTATTGTCATTAAACTACCTAACAAGCTAGGTACTGAACATTTAACTAACTCAGGATTTTGTCTTACACAAGTAATTGCTATTCTAGTAAATCTATCACTATTTAAGTGCTTTGGAAGTGCTGCTGCAAACTGTGCTTTTCCAGCCTCTATAATGTCAAATATTGTTTTCTCTTTCTTTTTCTCTGTAACTGCATTAGCAGCTTTTGCTAAACTATTTTTTGCTACTTTAGTTTCCATTTTATCCTCCTTTTATTCTTCTATAATTTTAATTTTTTCATTATCTAAGATATCTAAAAGTTTAGCTAATAATCCTCTGTTACTATACCCTACATAATCTGCGTATATTCTTGATACTCCTAGATTATGTTTTTGATATTGTTGATATTCTTTAGCTTCTTTTAAACTTAGAAAATAAGCTATAGTTTTCCAATTATAAGCAAGATTCATTATTTCAAAAGATAAAGGTTTACTTAGTTCTTTATTATCTTCATTGTTAAACTTATGTAATTCATCGTATACACCATCTAAAGAATTTTGTTTTTCTATTTTTTTTAATAATTTTTCTGGAAAATCAAATTCTCTAAAATAACCTTCTTTAATATCTTCTAAAGTTGGATAATAATCTTCTGTATATCCAAAAATATATAATCTTCTTACATCAACTTCTTGAAAATCTTCATCAACAACTTCTTCATATCTTTTTTGTACTAAATAAATAGGATTTCTAGTGCCCCAGTTATCTTGTGTAATTCTTTCATGCCTTAAAGATTTTAAAATTTCTAAGAATTTATCATCTATTTTTATAGTTCTCATTTCTTCACCTTTTTAAATTTACTTATGATACTTTTAAATAACTACTTGCTTTTTTAATTGTATACTCAGCTTCAACTTCTTTATAGATCTTCATAATTTCAGGATTTTCAAGCTCCATTTTCTTTTTATCTATTGAACTTCTTTCAATAGTCACAATAGAGAACTTATAATCTCCAGCTTTAGCTTTTTTACAAGAATTTTTATTCATAACTTTTAAAATCTCTTGCTCTATAAGTTTCTTTTTCTTCTCTAACTCTTCTATCTCTGATTTAATAGCTTTATACTCTTCACCCTTAATTGTTATCTCATCAAGCTCAAAAACCTCTTCATTTTCTTTCTCAGACTGTTCTAATAGATATTTTGAATATGAATCAGAGCCGTCAACCATTGGAGGTATTTTTTTAAGAACATGATTTTTCCAAAAATCATTAGCTCTCTCTTCAATAAGTTCTTGATCATCGAGATCTCTCTCAATGTAGAACTCTTTATAATCATTTCCACCAATCAGGCAAGCTATATAAGCAAACTTTAACCCTGTTACATACAAGTAATGCTGAACTTGTGCATAATATGATTGAGGCACTGTATCACCTGTCCACTCATCTTTGTTATATGCAGATGTGGTTTTAAGTTCTATAACTCCGTATCTATCAGTTTTAGCATCATAGAACATTCCATCGACATTTGCCACACATACACCTCTTTGAATTGTGTAAGGCACTGTGTAGCACTTCAATTCAGGGTGTCTCTCAGCAAACTCTTCAAACACTACTTTCTCAAGTTTATGTCCAAAGTGTGTAAATCTATTATTCACACTCTTATTGCCCTCAGTCTTGTCAATATAGACATCAATAGCAGATTTCCACTTATTAACTCCAAGGATAGCTCCTATGTCAGATCCTCCAACTCCTATCCCTCTTAGATCGTGCCATTGCTCTTGATTTTCATAAGAGTAAATTTTCACGATTGGAGGAACTATAGTTTTTAAATCTTCCTCAGTTAACTCTTTTTTATCCATTTCAGTTTTTTCAATAAGCTCTTCAAGTTCAGCCTTTTTTAATTTGCTATAACCTTTTAAACCTAATGATTTAGCTTTTGCTCTTAGCTCTTTAACTGTCATAATATTTCACCTCTTTTAAATTTTTGACATGGCTCTCATCAGTGTGAGAGCTGTGTTAAAAACTTAATTTTATTCTATTGGTACAGTAGTTTTTTTATATGCTTTTGCTTTTAAAGCTGGAATAAAACTTTCAGGGGCTCCAGCTTCTCTAAACATTGCATTATATAGAATTTGGCATATATCCTCTGCTTCTTTTTTATTGAGATTTATAGGTGTTTCAATTTGAACTCCAAAATCAAAACCATTTGTAGAAATAGTTATTTTAGTTTCTAATTTCATTTATTTCCTCCTCATCTTCTAGCATTTTCTTTACTGCTTTTTCTAATGATTTGAGTAATTTTTCTTCAATTGGAGAAGAAAGATGAAGTTGATTTTTTTCATACCATTTATTCCAGTTCTCATCAAAGATTGGATCAAACTCCTCATCAAATTTTTTCTTTCCTTGCTCACTTAAATTATGATAATTCTCATTAAGCATTGCTACTGTTCCCATCATCATTACCTGATCTTCAAATGTAATCTCTTTATGAGTTAGTATCTTCTTTTGAAGTTCATCTAATTGATTTAAAAAATGTCTGTTTAAATCATCCCGATTAATGCAGTTTAATAATTCTTTGTTTGTCATTGTTCCTCCTTAAATTTCTTTTATCTCATATGAATCTCCATCTTCTATGCAAGTATTTATGAACTCTTGTAAACACTTTTTACAAATAAATAACTTGAACTTTTTACCATTCTTAAAATTCATATTCCAGTAAAAACATTCGTAATCTGCTTCAAACTCTCCACATTCGCAAAAAGTTTTTTCTTCCTTTTCTTCCTCTTCTTCATATGGACCAACTCCCATAGATTTTGCATATGAATCTGCAATTGTTGGTCCATCAAAATCGTTGTGCCAGTACATCTTCCCTCCTATAGTCCTGCTATCCAATTTATTATAAATAAGAAAATTAGATATAAGATTATCCACAAGATCAGCATAATCATCTTTCTTCCTCCTCAAGTTTTTCTAATACTTCAAGGTCCTTCCAATACTTGATGTTATCTTTTCTCATCTCTAAGCAAAACTTTAATATTGCTGGAAGCAACAATATTGTTACCTCTCCACCTATTCCAAAATATCCTCTTTGTTCATATCCTTCTTTCATCCCTAAAAGAGTTAATAAGATAGAAAGAACATATATTTTTTTCATATTCTTTTCTAAGTACTCAGGGATTTTATCCCCTAAATTTTCTATATAAGTAAGAACAATGTCTGATACAGGCTCTAATTTATCATTTGCTCTTTTTAATATCTCTATAACTTTCATAGTTCCCTCCCAAAAATTTGACTTTTTGATATATACTTGTTATACTGTTGATGTAAGGTACCTACTCGAAGGGGCTTTGCAACTGAGATAGTATTTTTAAAAATGTTGATGAAATAGGCTCTCACTCCGCCGTGGGAGCTTATTTTATGTTCATAAGGTGTCAACAGCCTTGTGAGCATAAGTAAACTATCTCAGGAGGTTGAGGGAATGAACATTGTTATTTCCAATCCTGTATTTAACTTTGATGGCGGGGCTATTCTTTTACTTGGAATAGTTATCATTGTTATTTGTTGGATTAAGCATCGTAAGTAATCCCTTACCTCATACCCTTCGGGGTCTTTTTTTATTTATCTTACTAATTCCCAACCTTCTTCCAGTTTCTCTTGAATGTACTCTAAACATTCAAGTCCACTTATTCTAAGTTCTTCTCCATTACCTTGAATAACTATTGTATCTGTATAGATTACTGAGTTCTCAATATCTATATATCTTTTTTCTCCGTCAATTGTTTTCATTAATGCCATTGCTATTGCCATTCTCTTTCCTCCTAAGTTTTTTGTTGCTTTATTGCAACTAAATATTTAAAAAAATATAGTTTTTCTTCTTTCTATGCCTTTATTATATAACAACAGTTGCTTTTTGTCAATAAAAAAGTTTCTTTTTTGCAACAACAGTTGCTTTTAAGCAAGTTTGAAAGTATAATAATATTAAATATAACTCTTGTTCTAATGGAGGGCTAAAATGGGAATTGCTGAATTGATAAAACAAAAAAGAACTGAAAAAGGTTGGAGCATAGATAAAGTTGTAGAAGAACTTAAAATAAAGGGAATAGATATAAATAAATCTTCATTATCGAGAATAGAGAATGGAGATAGACAAAAGATAGATTCAGGTTTATTAGTAGCATTAGCTAATATCTATAATTTTAATTTTTTTAAATATATGGGTTATGATCCAAAAACAACTAATATAGAAAATATTATTGAAACAGATTTTATAACTATTCCTGTATATAGTAGTGTGTCTGCTGGATTGGGTTGCGAAGCTTGTGAAGAACCTATTGACTTTTTACCTTTTCCAAAAACAACTGGAGAAATAATTGGTATTAAAGTTAATGGTGATAGTATGGAAGATACTATTTTGGACGGGGCTACTGTTATAGTAAAAAAAGATGTAATGGTTGAGATTGGTGAAATTGGTGTGTTTTTAACAACAGATGTTGATTATAGTGAAGGATTTGTAAAAAGATTAAGACATAAAAATGGAACTTATGTTCTTGAAAGCGATAATAAAAAATATGCTGATATTGAAATAAAAACTTCTGATATAGTTGCATGTGGAAAAGTTATTAAAATAATGAATGACCCATATAGAAGAGAAAAAGACCCTTTATATAATAAAATAGATCAACTAAACCCAGAAAAAAGAAAATTAGCAGAAGCTTTACTAGATACACTAATTTCAACTAAATAATAATACTCTAGACTTTAGACTACTGGAGCAGTTGAGAGAGTTGAAAAAGAAATAAAAGGAGAGAAAATGAAAGGAAAAAAAGAAATTCAATTAGCAAATTTTAATTGTACATTTGGAACTGTAGAAGAAAATGCAAGTCCAATGTTAAAATATTTTACAGAAATAATTTATCCAGCATTTAAAAGAAAAAAGAAATATAGAAAAACATTCTTTTTCGAAGATATAAAATTGGGTGAAAATAAAAAAATAGGATATTATTTATATGGGAAAATAATAAAAGATACTACTTTAGAAATTACAAGTAGATATGATTGGGAGAACAATACTCTAGTAGATACAGATGAAAAATATAGAAGTTCACCTTTTTCAGAGTTTATTCTTATGCTAAACAATCATAGACTTTTATTTATTCCTGGTTCAAAAGGACATCCAAGATTATCTAGTTTAAAAACGTTACTTAAATATAATATTGAAAGAGTTATAAAAGAACACAATAAAAAAAGTTTGCCTGAAGAAGAACTTCCTGAGATATACTCTTTTGATATTATTGAAATTCCTAAAAAAACAGATGTTTTTAAACAAATAGAAATGTTTGAAGAAATTAAATCTTTTTCTTTAGAATTTATAAAACTTAATCCTGAACCCCTAAGTGGAATACTACAAAATATTGATTCGATAAGAGAAAGATGTGGTAGTAATTCTTCAAAATATACAATGAAAAACCCTACAGAAAAAAAAGTTATTGCTGAAATAATTCAAGAAAGTAATGGACTTGCAAGTTTTTCTATGGAAGCTAGGAAAAAAGATGAGTCTGAAGTCAGAGAGTACAAAAATGATAATTTTAAAGTAACTAGAGAGCTAATATTTCCTGAACATGAGACATTAGAAAATAATATTAATTTAGCTATTAACGATAGTTTTAATGATCCAAGAATAAATGATGCAAAAAGAGCTGAAAAAAAATTATATGAAATTGTTGTAGAAAAAATTAAAACTTTTATTTTTTAAAAAAAAATGATACTCTTTTTATAGAGGTGATATGATGAGTGAAATATCAGTTGAAGCAATAAAAGAAGAAATAAAAAAAGATTTTAGTAAAAAAGAATGGTTAATTTTAACCAAAAATATGTTTTTTCCTAACAAAAAGAGAGTATTGCTATTAATAATATTCATATTTTGCTTTGATAATTTTTTTGTAAAAAATATGCTTGTTCCTATATTTTTAAAAAATGAATTAAAAACTTTTATTGAAAATTTTATTACAAACTCTCAGACTGTTTTTTTAACTCTTTTCGGAATAATTATTATGGGATATACGGTGTATCAAACTTTATTGAATAATGAATTTGTTTTTATATTAGCAGCAACTCCTGCTAAAGAAAAAGGGCTTGAAAAAAGATCACGTTTTACAGTAGCTAGTAATTATTTTTATGCTTTTTGTATAATGACTTTGTCTTTAATTATTTTTAATTTAATTTCTTTATCAGTAATAAAAAATGATAAAGTATTAAAAATATTAATAAATAATTATAAAAATATTTTGGAAAATAAAGTATTAATACGAATAGTTTTAGCATTTTATATGTATATATCTTTAAATACAATATTTGAAATAAAGAGTTTCTTAAAAACTTTATTTGATTCAATAAAAATAGATGCTTTTATATCAAAAATAGATAAAATTTAAAGGTGGAAAGATGAAAAAATTAATAATATTTCTTTTACTAAGCTTTACAGTAGTATGTCTAGCAGGGCAAATAGTTTATATAACTCCAAAAGGTAAAAAATACCATTCTACTAAGAGTTGTAGAACACTAGCTAGAAGTAAAAGAATAATAGAAATTGATATAAGTGAAGTATTTGGTAGACAACCTTGTAAGGTGTGTTTCTAAATAGTAAAAATTAAGGCTAGATTATTCTAGTCTTTTTTATTTTTATATTTTGTTGACTTTTTGCAACATAAAATATATAATATTTGTGAGGTGAAAAAAGTATATGAAAAAAAATCAAGGCAATATATACCTTGCTGAAATAACATATTTAAGAATAAAAAAAGGAATAACTTTTATAGAACTAGCTAAAAAAATAGGAGTTTCAACATTTTGGTTAAGAACTAAAATAAAAGAAGGTAATCAAAAATATTTGGAAAAGGCTAAGTCTATTTTAGAGAGTTAATTTTTTTTAATTATCATGTTGTTTTTTTGCAACGTAAAGCAGGAAAAATTCCTGCCTTTACTAGAGAGCATACTGTGCTTTCTAGCAGGGGGTGGAAGAATGGAGAAACTAAAAGAATACCTGCCTTTAATTATTTCCATAATTGCATTAATCGTATCCATAATGAAATGATTTCTTTATCAAAAGATTTAAGCAAAGCAATTTGGAGAGTTTAAATCAATGTTAAGAGCAAAACAAGGGGGTGGAAAAGTGGAAAAAGTAAAAAAAATAAATGAAAAGGTTGAAAATATAATTGAAATACTAAAAGAAATGAGCTATGACGAAAAAATGGCAGTTATCATCATAGCTCATAAAGTGCTAGAAGTTACTTATGATCCTTATCTAACTTCTCCAAAGTAGTATAAACAGATTCAATAATGTTATTTATTTGCTCTAAGTTTATACATTTAGTAGTAGAAAGATTACTAGGTCCACAAGGAACAACTTGATGTGCCTCAATTACTTTTAAAGCAACATCTACTGCTAATTCTTTATTAGTTTTACTCAAAATTTTTCCCTCCAATCTTTTATAAGGTATTGTTGTAAATATATTATAGCTTTTTGGAGGGAGAAATTAAAGTGTCTTTATTGGAGCATATCAGTGCTATCTCTCAAACCCCTATTTTAAAAGCTGGTGTGTTCCAACAAGGGTACCTCATTATTATAAAAATTCATTCAAAAATTGGAGGTGAAAGCACCCCTTTTAAAATTTTTTATTTCCAATTTTGTGCCCTTGGAGGAGATGAGGACATTCAAATAATTAAATATTAGCGGCAAATTTTGGTTAGCTCTCCACATCGATCGTGGAGCTAGATTTATAATTTTTAAATTTTTATTTGAAAAAAATATTTGTTAAAAAATGCCTATTGAAAAATCATCGTAATAGCTGTGCCGTGCAGCTCACACGAGTTGAAAAAATAATAAATAATAATTTTTATTTGGTATCTGTTCATCATCTTTAAGCCACTAGATCCAAGGGTCTTAGAAGATGGTGGGCAGTTACAAAATAAAAAAAGAGAGGGGTCTAGTGGCATAGTCCCTCAGTAGGAGGATAATATGAGAGAGATGAGAGAAAGAGACTGGTTTTGGTTAGATAATGCTTTAGTAGATAGATATGATCTCAATATCTATGAGAAGATGTTGTATGTTTGTTTAGCTAGACATATAGGAAGTAATGATTATGCTTATCCAAAACTTGAAACTTTAGCAAAAGAATTAGGAATAAAAGATACTAGAACTATAGTTAAGCACACAAAAAGTTTAGAACAAAAAGGTCTAATCACAGTTGAAAGATTAAAAGGAAAAGCAAACAGATATTATCTTAATAATGTCAAAGTAGATACATCAAATGTACCTACATTAGATGATACTACATTGAATGTACCTACATCTGATGTACCCCCAGTACCTACATCAAATGTACCTACAAGTACCTACATCCCATGTAGGTCTAAGAATATACATAAAGAAGATACAATTAAGAATAAAGAGAGAGAGAAAGAGGCAGAGCCTGATCCTGTTTCTAACTCAGGAGGATATTATCAAGAAATAAGAATGTTACTTGCTAGTTATAAAATCAACTATGAGAAGATAGCAAGACTAGGTAAACCTATTTCATGTATTAAAGAAGTTCTTAGAATAGCCAAGGAAAATGGTAAAAGTGAAGGTTGGATAGTAGGAGCATTAACTGATGATTATAACCTTGAGTATTTTTATAAACCTAGGGAAATAAAAAAAGAGGCTGCTAAAAAGAAAAGTGGGAAAGTTATAGACAGTTCTGAATATGAAGATTTTTCAGGAGATTATTTTGAAAAATACATAGGAAAAGGGGAGGAAATAGCATAATGAAATGTCAATACTGTGGAAAAGAATATGTTAAAAATACTGCTGATTTAAGTTATATGCCTGAGTTTATGCAGGAAAAACTTAAATATATTCCAGCTTGTAACTGCTTGGAGAAACTGCATGAGCAGGAAATGGAAGCACTTAGAAAGAAACAGGATGAAGAAAGTAGAATGAACAGAGTTAAAAAGTTCATGGATATATCTGTAGTTGATGCCAAGTTTTTTAAAAGTACCTTTGAAAATGCTGATATGTCAAGTAAGCATATGAGAACTGCTGAAAGATATGCAAAAAGTTTTTTAACAAAAAATCAAAATGTAGGGATGCTATTGTATGGAGGAGTTGGAACTGGTAAAACTTATGCAACTGCTTGTATAGCTAACTATCTAAGAGAACACGGAAAAAGTGTGTTTGTTATGAACCTTGGGCTATATTTCAACAAGCTAAAAATAGAATGGGAAAAGGAAGAAAAGGCAGTTCTTGAAAATGTTAAGAAATGTGATTTGTTAATCATTGATGACTTTGGTGCTGAGATGACTTCTAATACTGAGAATGTAACTTGGAGAGATGAGAAGATATTCAATTTGATTGATACAGCTTACAGATCTGAAAAACCTTTGATAATATCTACAAACTTAAAATATCATGAAGATCTTTCTAAATGTGAGATTGAAAAGAATTTAGGAAGTAGGATAAGAGATAGGGTTGTAGATATGTGTTACCCAATTGCAGTTATTGGAAAAAGCAGAAGAGGAATAAGTGAAAAATCATTTTGGGAAAGCATAGCATAGGAGGAGAAAAGGAAATATGAAATTTATAGCAGTTATAGGAGCAGGAGCATTATTATTAGTTTTACCATTTGCTTGTGCTAAATATGATGTTCTATACAATAGAACAGCTAGAACAGAGGTAGGAAAAAGCATAATGGATAGTGATAGAGAAATTTTTAAAAGCTCTAAGCCTTATGTTGAAAACTCAATTCAGACATTACATAGTTACAAGATGCAATATGATTTAGCTAGTGATGAAGATAAACAAATTATAGCTAATAATATAAAGTCTGAGTTTGCTAATTTTGATAGCAATTTGATAGAAAACAATAATTTAAGACATTTTTTAGAAAGTATTAGAGGAGGATATTAAGAATGAAAAAATTATTAGTTATAGGGGCATTAATAGGAATGGTTGTAGGTTGTGAAGAAATACCAGTACAAAAGACTTCAACAGAGATAGAAAGAGAAAAACAAGAGACATTATCTAAACAAGCTATTGAATCAGTAGGACTTCCAAATATAGCGAACTTTTATGAGAAAAAAACTTTAAAGAAAATTCTTGAAATGAGAGATAATCCAAAACTAATAAACTATTTTTATACTAAAAATAATATGTCTGGAAAATGGGTATATGAGGGAAAATGTATAGGTTTTGGAATTTCTTATACAACTCAATATACAAATCCAGAAAAAATGGGACATTTAGATGGTGGACAATATGGTGCAAGAAATCCGTATACTTTACCACAAGCAGATCCTAATGGACTTTACTCAGTGCCGAATGGAACAGCAACTTGGATAATGAGAGTCACAGATGACGGGAAAACTATTGTTGACTATATAGAAAGTGAAATAAGAGTATCACAAAATAAAATACCTGCAAGATTATGTGAGAAATGGAGTTTACCTGAAAATTATTAAATATTTGGGAGGTTAAAGATGTCTAATAGAGTTTATCCTGAGGTTATAGCAAGCTATGAAAATAAGAATTACCTTGTTTATCTTTATGAGTGCTATGGAGATGAGGGGAAATATTATTATTTAAGTGGAGAACCAAAGGTTTTGAGATCAGGTTATACTTTTTCTAAAAAATTTCATCGTGAATTTTCAATACAGTATATAGAGAGCTGGTTAAAAGAGTGCATTGGAGAGTTCAGAAAATGTGAGGGAGATGAGGAAAAGCAATGAAAAAGAAAAGAAAAAAGTATATAAAAGTTGACATCTTTAGAGGGGCATTCTCAAAGAGATATAAAGAAAGATTTATTGAAATTGTGGAGGTGGAAGATGAATAAATGTGTAAGTTGTAAATATTGCATCTATCTAGAAACTAAAGAAAAAGCTTATTGTAAAAAATATGGAGATTATATTGAGGAGCAGTGTCCAAGCTGTTCTGAATATAAGGAGGTAAAAACTATATGATAGAAATAACTATTCCTCTGCTTCCTCCTTCGATTAATACTTACTGGAGAAGAGGACAACATACTACTTACTTATCTAAAAAAGGTAGAGAGTTTAAAGAGAATGTTAAACAGTATTTATTAACTAAAAGAATGGAAAAATTGGTTAATAAGTTAAAAGTTGAAATTCTTATTAGCTTTAAAGGGTATAGAAAAAGAGATGTAGATAATTATAACAAAGCTATACTTGATAGTTTCAATAATATTGTATGGCTTGATGATGAACAAATATTTGAGCTTATAACTAAAAAGACATATGGAAACAAAGAAGACAGTTTTAGAGTTCGAATATATGAATATTAGGAGCTTATAGAATATGGATAAGAAAAGATACTTAAAAAAAGGATACAGAATAAGATTAGAGATAGATAGTAAAAAAGCTGTTTTAGATGATATGAGAGCAACATTAGATGGGTTAAAAGCTATTAGAATATCTGAAAAAGTTCAAGGTGGACCTCTTCCAAGTGATGAAAATATGGTAAATAGAATTGATAAAGTTATTGAAGAAGAAAAAAAATTAGAGAATCTTTATGATTTTATGTCTGATTTATCAAAAGAGATAGATAAAATCGAGGATGTAGTAGAAAGGGCATTACTAAGATATAGATATTTTTTAGGACTTACTTGGGAGGAAATAGCTGAAAAATTAGGTTATTCAATAGCCCAAGTCTATAGACTACATATTAAAGCTTGTAAAAATTTTAATAAAATAAATGATAGTAAGTGATAGTAAATGATATTGTATGATAGTTTTAAAAGTGATATAGTATAAAATATAGAAATGATATCTACAAGGGGCAGACTTTGAGCTGTTCCTTTTTTATTTAAATTATAAAATATAGTTGTTTAAAAAAAAAAGATTTGATATTATTATAATAATAATCCTAAAAGGTGAGGGGAGTAATTATATGGATATAACAAATGAATTAATTCAAGCATGTAATAGAGATGTAAATAATGTTGGAATTTTTATTGATTTTGATAATATATATTATTCATTGAGAGATTATGGAATTAATGTGGAAGATGATGATTATTGTATTTTTACTTTAATGAATAGGATATATACTTTTAATAAAATAAGAACAATGAGAGCATATGCTGATTATGATCAAATTAAAATTTCATTTAAAAAATTACAAGAAAAAAGAGTACAAATAAAAAATGTATATGGAAATGGAAGAGAAGAAGAGCATAGAAAAAATGCTTCGGACATAGAGCTTTCAATAGATGCTTTAGACGCATATTATAGAAATCCAAATATAGATACATTTATTTTTATAACTTCTGATAGTGATATGATTCCAATTATGAGCAGACTTATTTTTAAAGGGAAAAAAGTACATTTATATTATATAGAAGATAAAGTATCACATTATCAAGATATAACAGGTTTTTGTCATGTGAAGCATAATTTGATAAATTTATTTAAAATTGAATCTGAAAGATTGGAAAATAGTTACTGGAAAAATAAAGCTATTGAAATTATAGAAAATTGGTTTGCAGAACCTAATAATAAAGCTAAAATGCTTGGAGGTAAATGGTTAAACGATATTTTGTCAAAAGATTTATTTTTACCTCCTAAGAGGGTAAGTGAATTAATTGATTATTTAGTAGTTGAGCAATTAATAGAAAAGGAAACAAAAAATGAGAAGATTTCATATAAACTTAAACCAAAAAATGCTTGACAAATAAATAAAAATGGATTATTATTTTTATACTTAATACGTAATAAAATATTTCGTGGTTTTTTTATTCAAAAAAATTAATAATTCGTTTTCTTATTATGCGAAAAAGGAACCTAAATTTCGAGGTTCCTTTTTACATTTTATAATATTTATTTTAAATTTAAAGGAGAATCAGTAAAATGGTTCTCTTTTTCACTTAGATATTTTGTATTTCTGTGATACAATGTAAAGAAAAATATTTATATTGGAGATATATTATGGTAAATTTCTTAAAAAAACAAATTTTAAAAATAATAATTTATATTGTTGTTTTAACTCTTGTTACTACATTATGGTTTTTTAGTAAATGGGATATTTTTATATTAATAGCACTTGTTTCTTTCATAACATCAGTATTTACTCTTATAATAGGTAAAACTTGGATGGAAGACTATAAATTAGAAATAGACAAAGAACTGGAAAAGTATAAAGTTAGATTATCAGGGTATACTCTAGTTACTAAATTACAATATGACTTGGAATTTAAAATATATACCAAGATATATGAAGTGATGTTTTTATTATATATTAAAACTGATAAACTTCATCCTATAATAGATAATCTTCCAACAGAGAAAGAAGCTTTTAAAACTGAAATAAGAAATAGATTAAATCATTTTGGAAAGTTATATAATAAGGCTTCTAATTTAATAAATAAATATAGACCCTTTTATTCAGATAAAATTTTTGAAATTTTAAAAGAAACTAGAGATTTATGCCATAAAGAAAGCATAGAAGTTTCTCTAATTGTTACATCACATTCTAAACCTTTTGATTATATAAAATCAATGGATAGAAAAGAAAAAATAAGAATAAATTTAGAAACAACTTCTAATTTAATAAAAAATAGAATTGAAAATATGAAAATTATAGAATAATAAAAAACTATTAACTAGATAAAATTTATAGAGAATTAGTGAATTCTAATTCTCTTTTTTTATTACTCAAAAATAGGAGGTGATTAACATTAATATTCAATCAAAGATTAATAAACTTGTAATAGCTTTATTGCAAATGGATAAAATAATAAAAATACAAGTCCAGGAAAACTATTCCTTTAAATTTAAAAGGACCTTTAGAACATATAAGATAGTGGAAACTACAGAAACTGAAATCAAATTAAAACAGGAATATTATTCTTTGAAAAAAGAATATAAAAATAAAATCAAACCTCCAAATGTAGAAGAAAAGCTAAGAACTTTAAAAGTTGATCTACAATATATGAAAGTACCAGTTATAGAGTTCAGAAATAAAGTTGAGATATTAATCTATTTAGCTGAGAGATATAAGGAGTTGGTATCATGAAAGAGAAATTAACTCCTAAGCAGAAAGCTTTTTGTGAATTTTATATAGAAACTGGTAATCAAACAGAAGCAGCCATTAAAGCTGGATATAGCAAGAAAACAGCCAGAGTAATTGGACAAGAAAACCTGCTAAAACCTGCCATAAAAGAGTATTTAGAAAAAAGATTAGCTGAAATAGATGCTAAAAGAATAGCTAATGCTGATGAAGTACTAGAATATCTAACAAAAGTTATGAGGGGAGAAGAAAAAGACCAATTTGGATTAGAAATCTCTATTCAAGATAGAACTAAAGCAGCTGAATTGTTAGGAAAAAGATATAGATTATTTACTGATAAAGTTCAGCTAGGGGGAACATTACCAGTGATGATAGTAGGTGAAGAAAAACTTGAAGAATAATGTTTTAAAAATATTTCTTCCTGACATTATAGGAAAGGGCTATAAAAAGTTTTGGGAGTTCAAAGGAAGATATAAAGTAGTAAAAGGTTCAAGAGCTTCTAAAAAGTCTAAAACAACAGCTCTTTGGATAATCTATAACATGATGAAGTATAAAAATGCTAATACTCTTGTTGTGAGAAAAGTATTTAGAACTTTAAAAGATAGCTGCTATTCTGATTTGATTTGGGCAATAAATAGATTAAAAGTTACTGATTACTGGGAGAAAAAAGAAAGTCCTTTGGAGTTAACGTATATTCCAACAGGTCAAAAAATCCTTTTCAGAGGGTTTGATGATCCTATGAAAATTACTTCAATATCAGTTTCAGTTGGGACATTGTGTTGGTGCTGGGTAGAAGAGGCATATGAGATAACAGATGAAGCCCATTTTAATATGCTAGATGAGTCTATTAGAGGAGTTGTTGAAAAACCTTTATTTAAACAGATTATAATCTCTTTTAACCCTTGGAATGAAAGGCATTGGCTGAAAAGCAGGTTCTTTGATAGAAAGGCAGATGAAATTTTAGCATTAACAACTAATTATTTGTGTAATGAGTGGCTAGATGATAGTGATAAAAGATTATTTGAAGATATGAAGATAAATAATCCTAGGCGTTACCAAGTGGCAGGATTAGGGAACTGGGGTATATCTGAAGGACTTATATATGAAAATTGGGAAGAAAGGGAATTCGATATAGAAGAAATTTTGAAAATCCCTGATATTATAAGTAAATTTGGTCTTGACTTTGGTTATACTAATGACCCAAGTGCTCTTTTTTGTGGTTTAATTTCAATAGAAAGAAAAGAAATATATGTATTTGATGAGTTATATAAAAAAGCTCTTACAAACAAAAAAATAGCAGATGAATTAAAAAAAATGGGACACAGTAAGGAAAGAATCACAGCAGATAGTGCAGAACCTAAGTCGATAGATGAACTTTATAATTATGGCATACAAAATGTTAGAGCTGCTAGAAAAGGAAAAGATAGTATAAATAATGGTATTCAATATATTCAAGGATATAAAATAATTATACATCCTCAATGTGTGAATTTTCTTTTAGAAATAAGTAATTATACATGGGAAAAAGATAAATTTGGAAATTTGATTAATAAGCCGATTGATATGTTTAACCATTTAATGGATGCTATGAGATATGCGTTAGAAGATTTTGTACGTGGTGATAACTTTAGTTTTGATTAATGAGGGGGTGAGACAGTGTTTAAATGGATTAGAAATAAACTATATAGAGATAGAACAGAGATACCAGACAAAAAGGATATTAGATACTTAGAATATATAGTAGAACAGTTCCTACATAGCAAGAAAAGGCTAGACATGATAACTGGAGAAAGATATTATCTAGGGCAACATGATATACTTTGGGCTAAAAGAGAAGTTATAGGAGAAGGTGGAAGGCTTGAAACAGTTGATAATCTTCCAAACAACAAAAGAGTAGACAATCAATATGAAAAGCTAGTAGATCAAAAGGTAAATTACTTACTAGGAAAGCCTATTACTTTCAAGACTGAGAACACATTATATCAAGAGCAGCTAGAAAAAATATTTGATTTAGAGTTCCATAAAATTTTAAAGAATGTTGCTGAAGATGCTATGAATGGCGGAATAGCTTGGTTATATCCCTATTACAATGAGAATGGGGATTTTTTATTTAAGAGATTTGAACCTTGTCAGATTTTACCTATTTGGAAAGATGAGGGACATAATGAGCTTGACTTTGCTATTAGAATCTATACAGTTCAAAGTTGGACAGGTTCAATGCTAGAAGATGTTGAGGTTGTAGATGTTTATAGTCTAGCTGGAATAGATAGATATAAATATTCGTGGGGCTCTTTAAAGTATGAAGGGCATTATAACTATTTTAATATAGGAGAAGAGCAATTTAACTGGGATAGACTTCCAATTATTCCTTTTAAATATAACTTGCTTGAAAAACCTTTGATTTTAAGAGTTAAAAATCTACAAGACGGAATTAACAAAGCTGTTTCTAACTTTGAAAATAACTTAGATGAAAATCCTAGAAACTGCATCTTAATTTTAAAAAATTACGATGGACAGAACTTAGGGGAGTTTAGAAAGAATCTTTCTACAGTTGGGGCTGTAAAGGTTAGAGATGATGGAGGAGTTGAAAAACTTACTGTTGAACTTAACTCAGAGAATTACAAGGATATAATTAAGATTTTCAAAGATGCTTTAATTGAAAATGGTAGAGGATTTAATGCCAAAGATGATAGATTAGGGAATAATCCTAATGAAATGAACATTCAATCTATGTATGCAGATATTGACTTAGATGCAACAGGAATGGAAGTGGAGTTCCGTAGTGGATTAAATAAGCTATTAAATTTTGTTAATGCCCACATTAGTCATCTAGGATTAGGTGACTTTGAAAATGAGAATATAGAGATTATATTTAACAAAGATATTCTAGTAAATGAAAGTCAAACTATTGATAATTGTGCTAAAAGTATTGGAATTTTGTCTGAAGAAACTATTATTTCTCAGCATCCTTGGATAAAAGATGCTAAAGCTGAGATGGAGAGAAAAAAGAAAGAATCTAAAGAGAATAACATTTATCAAGACTATTCCTTTGGAAGTGGTTTAAATGGACAAGAAAAGTAAAGAGTACTGGGAGAAAAGGGCTAGAGAAAATGAGAATAAGGTATATAAAAAGGCTAGTGACTTAAAAAAAGAACTGGATGTGCATTATATTCAAGCTAAAAAAGAGATACAAAAATCTATTAATGATTTGATTGCTAGATATATGTTTAAAACAGATCTCTCTTATGCTGATGCTATGAAGTATCTAACAAGTAAAGAGTTTAAAGAATTTAGAATGTCACTTGAAGAGTATGAGGCAGAGATAGAGAGATTATCAGAGATAAATGAGGAACTAGCTAATAAATTAAGAATAGAGCTTGAAACACTTGCTATGAAGTCTCGTATAACTCGCCTAGACAGTCTTAAAACTCAAATAGATATAGAGCTCAGCAAGAAGATAAGCAAGGATTATAATGTAGTTGAAAAAGGTATAAGTGAAGTTTATAGAGACTTTTTTAAGATTCAAACTACAGATTTTGGACTAACAGGAGTTAATACAGTTCTTCCAAAGAAAACTTTGAAGATGCTTATGCAACAGCCTTGGAGTGGAGCAAATTTCTCAGAAAGGATATGGGGCAACAGTGAAGCACTTGGTAAAGTTTTAAAGCAGGAGATAATACAATCTTTTATGCAGGGAGTATCAGTTAAAGATCTATCAGATAGAATTGAGAAAAGATTTGAAAATGATAGATACAATACTGAGAGGCTTGTTAGAACAGAGTTGAATTATGCTTTTAATCAAACTACTAAACTATCTTATGAAGAAGCTGAGATTGAAGAGTATGAGTTTCTAGCTGAGATTGATAGCAGGACATCTGAGATCTGTAAAAAGCTAAATGGAGAAAAATTCAAAGTGAAAGATGCTAGAGCAGGAGTTAATTATCCACCTATGCACCCACATTGCCGTTCAACTACAGTTGCTGTTTTAGATTTTGATAATTTTGGTAAGGAAAAAATTACTTATGAAGAAGAGAAAGCAATAATGGATTATAAAAGTCCAAAAATGTATGTTCTTAACGATAAATTGAGACAAGGTTTTAAACTTGATGAAGAAGAAAAAGAATGGGTTAAAAATCTTGACAGTGCTTTAAAGAAAATGCCATGCTATAAAGGCAAAGTTATAAGAAGTATTGATTTAAAAGAAAATGAATTAAATAATTTTTTAGAAAATTACAGTCCAGAGAAAAAATTTGTAATATTTCCAGCATATACATCAACTTCAAAAGATGAAATATATAATCCAGAAAGTATTGTAAGATTATATATAACTTCAACAAAAGGTAGAGACATTAGTAATTTTGGTTTAAAAGAAGATGAAGTTATATATGAAAGAGGTTGTAAATTTAAAATTTTAGATATATACTTGGATGAAGAACAAAAAATATGTATTCATTTGGAGGAAGTAGATGGATAAAAAGGAATATAAAATTGGTAAAGATCCTGGAATAGAATGGTGGAAAAAAAGAAAACATTATGAAGGACATATTAGTGAGATCACATTTGTGGAAGATGAAAACTATGTCCCTACACCTGAAAACTTTCAAGTTGCTAAAAATTGGCAAGATATAAGATTACATTTTGGAGCTATAACTAAAGAAGAATATGATGAAAAAATAAAAGAATTAAAAAAAGAACATGGAATAAAAGATTAGCACTTAGGCGACTAGGTGCTTTTTTATTGCAAAAATTAAGGAGGAAAATAGATGGGAACTAAAGAATTTTTAGAATGGTGTACAGAAGAGGTTATAAGATATTTTAATTCAAGAGTTGATAAAACTGATAATAAAACTTTAAAAGAGGAAGATGTTTTTGTAGTTTGGAGCTGTAAAACTTTAAAAAATAATAAAGCCCTGTTAAGTACTACTGTTTCAGATGGATTATATTATGAGTTCACATTCAATGGAAATAGTGAAGAACTATATATGGATGTGTATAAAAAATGGGAAAATATATGTATTAATTTATAAGGAGGGAAAATAAATGACTGGCTTTACATCAGCAGGACTTATATTTATAGGAGTTGTTATAGGTTTAATTGCAGGTTTTAAATGGGGAACTATCAGAGAAAGAAAAGGAATGAATAAAAAAAAGAAAGATGAGAGTAGATATTAAAACAAGTGAAGATGAATATGCAAATTTAGGAGCAGGGTATGGGCAACATGCACATGGGATACCTTGCTCTTATTATTTTAAAAAATAAGGAGGATAAGCAATGACAAAGGAACAATTAATAGCTTTAGGAGTTGGTGAAGAGTTAGCAGTTAAAATAGCTGGAGAGTCAAAAAAAGAATTAGAAGGCTATATAGAAAAAGCTAAATTCACAGAACTTGAAGCAGAGAAAAAACAATTAGATGAAAGCAACAAAACTTTAACTAAACAACTCGAGGAGGTGAAGAAAAATGTAGGAGATAATGAAGAGCTAAAGAAACAAATTGAGAGTATGCAAGTTGCTAATAAAGCTAAAGAGAAAGAGTATGCAGATTCAATAGCTAAGATTAAACTTGATAATGCTGTAGATATTGCTTTAATGAGTGCAGGATCTAAAAATAATAAAGCTGTAAAAGCGTTATTAAATTTAGAAAAAGCAATATTAGGAGAAGATGGGAAGATAGCAGGATTAGATGAGCAAATAAAAGCTTTAAAAACTGCTGAGGACTCATCTTTTTTATTTGAAGCAGTAAAAGTACCAAAGGGGACTAATCCAGCTGGGAATCCTGAAAAGAAAATAAACTTTAGTGAGATGACATATTCTCAAATGGAAAAGTATTTAGCAGAAAATCCAGGAGCAATATTAGAATAATTAAAAAATAGGAGATGATGAAAAATGGCAAAGTTTAATGAAAAAACTTTCAACGGAGAAGCATTTGGTAAATATGTAGAGAGAGTACCAAATTTAAAGAAAAATGAACTTTTAAAATCTAAAGCATTAAAAGGAAATGCACAAATAAGTGAAGTATTTAGTTCACAAACAGGAACAGCTTATGCAACTATTCCATTCTTTGGGCTAATTGGTGGGGCAGCTCTTAACTATGATGGTAAAACAGATATTACAGCAGAATCAACTGACACATTTGAGAGAAGTGTAGTCGTAATTGGAAGATCTAAGGCATGGTTAGAAGATGACTTTTCAACAGATATAACTGGTGGAGTAGATTTCATGGATAATGTAGCTGCACAAGTTTCAGAGTATTGGGCTGCAATAGATCAAGATACATTACTTGCTGTTCTTGAAGGGATATTTGCAATGTCTTCAGGAAAAGAAAACTTAGAATTTGTTAATGAACATACTTATGATATTAGTAAAGGTGCATTTGCTAAAGGTTATGTAAATGCTACAACTTTAAACACAGCAACTCAAAAAGCTTGTGGAGCTAATAAATCTAAATTCTCTTTAATAGTTATGCACTCAGCAGTAGCTACTAACTTAGAAAACTTAAAATTATTAACTTACTTAAAATTTAATGATGGTAATGGGGTAGAAAGAGAACTAAGTTTAGCTTCTTGGAATGGAAGATTAGTATTAATTGATGACTCAATGCCAACTAAAGCAATAGAATCTTTATATGTTAGATGTAATTCTACTGATGTAGGAGCTTTAAAAGTAACAACAGCAGGATCAGGATTAGGAGAAGTTGCAAAAGCAAGTGTAGAAACAGATATTTCAGATATCAAGGAAAATGAGTATGTACAACATATTCAAAATGAAACTATTTATACTTCTTACTTATTAGGAGATGGAGCTATTGACTATGTAAATATAGGGGCTAAAGTTCCAGCTGAAATGGCAAGAGATGCTAAGACTAAAGGGGGACAAACAATCTTATATTCAAGACAAAGAAAAGTATTTGCTCCTTATGGAATTTCTTATACTAAAAAATCTCAACAATCTCTATCACCTACAGATGCTGAATTAAAAAATGGTACTAACTGGGAATTAGTAAACAATAAATCTTCAAGCACTAAAAAATATATTGATCATAAATCAATTCCTATTGCTAGAATCATTTCAAGAGGATAGTGAGTATAATGGCTGTATTGAGTATTCAAGAGGGTATAGTTACAAGACTTCAAGCTTTTAAATACAATGTACAAGAGAATGAAACTTCTATATTAGACTATTTAACTCTTAAAACTATAAGTAGTATAAACAACCTTACAAATCAATTTTATACAGCTGACACTATCCCTCAAGACTTATATAGTATTGTTGTAGATAAGATTGTAGGAGAGTTTCTGTTATTTAAAAAAAATACAGGGGATATTCCAAGTTTGGATTTATCTCCTGTTGAAAAGCAAATTCAAGCTGGGGATACTTCTATTACTTATGCAGTAGAGAATATAACGTCACCTGAAAAAATGTATGATTTACTTATAGATTATCTAATTTCAAGTAGAGATAAGGAACTGATGAAGTACAGGAGGTTAGTATGGTAAAAGGTAAGTTAGATAAATTATATACTGATACCTTTTCTATCTATCGCCCTTCTCTAGTACAAGACCAATGGGGAGGATCTATCAATAAAGATGTTCTGATCTCAGAGAATAATCCTTGTAGGCTCTCACAGATGACAGTTAAGGGCACTACTGGTGTCGTAAGCAGTTCAGAACAAGAGTTTAGATTATTTATACCCCTTAATATTGAAGTTCTCCAAAATGACAGATTAGAAGTTCAGAGAGGTTCTAGCAAATATACAGCTAGAGCCTCTGCTCCTTTTAAATACCTTGACATTTTACCTCATCAAGAGATTGTACTAAGGGAAGTGGTAGAAAATGAAGATTGAGGGAATGGATGATTGGCTAAAAAAGATAGAAACTCTTAAAAAAGAATTTCCTAAGCAGACTGGAAGATTTTTAATGATGAAAGCTGAAGAAGTTGTAAATGAAACTAAAGAAAATACTCCTGTAGACACTGGACTTCTTAAGGGAAAGTGGCATAGAGAAAATGGAGGCCCATTTAGACAAATAGTATTTAACAATGTTTTATACGCTCAGGAAGTTGAGTATGGTCACAGAGTAGTCAGAGAAAAGAAAACAATAGGATTTGCTAAAGGTAGAAGGATGTTACATAGAGGGATAGCAAAAGTCAGAATGAACTTCTACAGAGATTTAGACAAAGTATATAAGAACCTAATTAAAAAGTAGGTGTACAAATGAAATATTCAGACATTAAGGGAGCTTTAATTACTACAATTAGTAAATTAGGGCTTCCTGTTTTTTACGAAGATATAAACAAGATTAGAAGACCTTGTTACTATATAGATCTAGTTAATTATCAAAAAGATTTTAGAAGCAATTATAGAGAGTTTAAACAGTTAGACTTTGATATTATGTACTTCTCAACTGATAAAGAAGGGAATAATAGTGAAACTATAGAAGCTTTGGAGAACTTAGATAATAACTTTGAAGTAGCAGGAAATAAGATATTAAGCATCTTATTTGAGGATAAATCTCTCAATAGATACTTAACTTTGAAAGATACAAGAATAAATATAGTTGATAATGTAGGACATTATGAATTCTATATAGATCTATTTGATGTGTATGGAAAACCTGTTGATTATCAACTAATGCAAGAATTACATTTAAGGAGGGAATAATGGGAGTAGGACAAATTAAACCAACACCTGAAATATCAGCAATTTTCAAAACTCTTGCAACTACTGCAATACAAAGAAGTGCTTTAGGAATATTGTATATAGTTATGAAAGATAGTAAGCAAACTGAAAAAACATTTGTAACTATCAATACTATTGCTGATATTGATGAGAAAAAATGGGATGAAAAATCTGTAAAATTAATTAAATTAGCTATGCAAACATGCAGTCCTAAAAAAATTGTTGTCAGAGTTCAAGGCTCATCAGAGCAAATGACAGATGTTTTAAAAGAATTAAATCAAAGAAAAATGAACTGGTTAGCCTGTCCAACTGCTTCATCAGAAGAAGATGGCAATGTTGTAACTTGGGTAAAACAAGTGTTTGGAACTGCAGCTATAAATAAAACTGTTAAATATGCTAGTTCTTATGCTACTAATTCAGATCACGTGGCTATTGTAGAATTAGCAAATAAAGAAACTTTTAAATCTAAACTAGGAGATTTTACAGCACAAGAATATACAGTAGCAATAGCTGGAATGCTTGCTGGATTGCCTCTCAATAGATCAGCTGATAATTTAGTTATGTCAGATTTAATATCAGTTACAGATATAGAACCTGCACTTGGGAAACTATCACTATACAATGATGATGGAAAAGTAAGAATTAACATGGCTGTAAACTCTAAAACTACATTTGATAGCACTTGGAAGTCAGATACAAGATTTATCAAAGTAGTAGAGGGAATGTGTATTGTAGTTGATGATATAAGAGATACTTTTAAAAATTATTGGCAAGGTATTTATATCAATAACTATGATAATAAAATGAATTTCTGCTCAAATGTAAATAAAGTTTATTTTAAAGAGCTACAACCAAACGTTTTAGATGCAGACTTTGATAATAAACTTGAAATTGATTTAGAAGCTCAAAAGAAAGCTATCGTTTTAGACGGTAGATATGATCCTGAGGAAATGACAGAACTAGAGATTCTAAAATTCAATACTGGAGTAGATGTTTATCTGACTGGAAACGTTATGTTTGCTAATACAATGGTTAATTTGAGTTTAGAAATAACTATGTAGGAGGAATTAAATGGCAAATGAAAATTTTAGAGGAAATAGAAAATTAGCTGGTGGTTATGGAAAACTTTGGGTTGATAATGATCTAATAGCAGAATTTAAATCTATAAATGCTACTATAACAGCTAATAGAAGTGATGTTCAAATTGGAATGTCTGTAGATAGTAAAATAACTGGATTAAAAGGTGAAGGAACTTTAACACTAAATAAAGTTTACACTAGAGCTAAAAAGATTATTGAAGCTTGGAACAGTGGAAAAGATGTTAGAGCTAGAATTGTGTATTCTATTAGTGATCCTGATGCTGTAAATGGAAAAGAAGAAAGAGTATCTATAGATAATGTTTGGTACAATTCAGCACAAATAATTAATGCTACACCTGGGGAAGATGTGAATGAGGAGTTTCCTTTTGGATTTACTCCATCGGATGTTAAGTATGAAGGAGAGATATAGATGAATGTAACTATTGAAGATATATTAGGACTAATCAAAGAAAATGAAGATTCAAAGAAAGAAATTATTAAAATAAAGCTTGAAAGACTTCCAGGGAAAGAATTTGAGTTTAAAAAAGTAGATTATACTGATTTTATAGAAATATATGGAACTAAAAATGCAGATGAAATGATAATTTTAAATCATTGTATTAGTCCAAACTTAAAGGATCCAATTCTTCAAAAAGGTATGTTTGAGCCTGTTGATATAGTTAAAAAAGTTTTTCTTTTTTCAGAACAACAACAAATAATACAAATTCTTTTGAAAAAGAGTGGAATTTATAAAGCTAATAGTGTATCTTTAATTGAAAAGGCTGTAAGTGATATAAAAAACTAATAAAAAGCGACTGGAGAGCTTTCACAGTTGCTTATTATTTGAATAAAGGGCATTCCTTAAAAGAACTCAGAAAATTAAATACTAAAGATTTATTTTTAATGTTTAGTATGATAGAAAGATAACTTGACTTTTTATAAAAATATAGTACTCTCTTATTAGTAATAAAATTATAGGAGAGTATTTTTATGAAAAAATTTATATTATGTTTGATGTTGTTAATTACTACAATAAGTTTTTCTTTTAAAACTGAAATCTTAGAAAAAAATATCGTTCCTGAAATAAAATATGGAATAACTTTAAAAATTTATCCTGAAGGGAATAAATTCCCTACAGAAGATGAAATGCAAGATATTGCCTATGAAATTAAAACTCAAAACAGAGGATATAAAAATTATTTTGTACATTTTTTACTGCCTAAAATGGAATTAGATGGTGGAGCATTTGCTGTTGCTAATGATGTTAATAGTGATAATCCAACTATGAAAGTTAATATTTTATATAATATTTTAGAATATGATGATAATTTTTCTAAATATGTAGATGTTGATGAAAATGGAAATTATTTTTTAAGGACTTTAGATAATCCTAAAGAAATAAAATTACAATCAAATTCAACTTTTACTGAAGATTTAGAATTAAAAGGTGTAAATGTAGAAAAAATAGAACAAGTTCTACTTTCTCAAGGATTTGATATTAAAAGAGATGGAGAATATATCTTCTTAAAAAAAAGAGAAGCAAAGTTTGAGCAAAAAATAACAATATTTTTATTCGATGAAAAACCTAGTAGCATTGAAATTGTATCAACTCATTTTAATATTAATCCCAATCAAGAAGAAGTTTATGAAAAATTAAAATATTCTGTAAGGCAAATAAATAAAGGAATTGAAAACTCAGAAATATCAACATGGCTAAAAAAAGTTAGTGAAAATTTAGAGGAAAATGAGTTTATAGAAAAACCAGATTTCGTTATAAGAGCATTTGATTTTGGTGGAGAAAAAAGTATTAAAATATCAAAAGAAATAAAGTCACAATCAAATGAGCCTATGCCATGGGATAATATTGAACTAGATGAAGAAAAATAAATTTTATAAAAATTAATACCTTAGAAAATCCCCAGTATTTTATTGGGGATTTTTTATTGGAGGTGAGAAATGGCAGAATATACATTAAGTGCAACACTAGAGCTTAAAGATAAATTCACTATTCAAATAAATAAAGCTAAAAATGAATTTAAAAGGCTTTCTGATGGATTGAATAAAACAGGAGATGGATTTAAAAGATTTTCTAAACAGTTTGCTGAAGTTGGTAGTATTACAAACAAAGTAGCAAAAGAAATGGGAATTAGTTTTAAAAAAATTGAAGATACAGGGAAAGTGGCAGCAGCTTCTTTTACTGCTCTTGGTGGCAAGGCTTACCTTGGTTGGCTTGAACTAGAAGATCAATTATTGAGAAATATAGCTATAACACGTGCTAATGAAAAAGAACAATTAAATTTAAAAAAACAAGTTGAGGAATTAGGGGCAACAACAAGATTTACAGCATTGGAAGTTGCTCAAGCTCAAATGTATCAAGCAATGGCAGGATATAAAACAAATGAAATTTTAGCTGTTACACCAACATTACTAAAACTTTCTATAGCCACTGGAGAAGATTTAGCTAGAACATCAGATATTATAACTGATTCTCTTTCTGCATTTGGTTTAACAGTTAAAGACGTTGAAGCGTATACCGATGTTTTAGCAAGTACAGCAAATAATGCAAATACTACAGTTGGAATGATGGGAAATGCTTTTAAATATGTCAGTGCTACTTCAAGAGCTTTTAAAGAAGATTATAGAGAAGTCGCTGTAATGCTTGGTTTACTTTCATCTTCTTTGAAAGGAGAACAAGCTGGAGTTGGATTAAATGGCTTATATGCAAGGCTTGCTAAACCTACTACAGAAATGAAAAAAGCTTTAAAATATGTAAATTTAGAGTTGTTTAATCAAGAAGGTAAATTTAAAGGATTGAGAACAATTATAGAAGAAAGTAAAGAGGCTTTAAAAAATCTAACCGACGAACAGAGGTATAACTGGTTAGTAACAATAGCAGGAACAGAAGGATTAAAAGTTTGGAATAATTTAGCTGATAGCAGTAAAGAAAGTGTAAAAAAAATGGAAGATTCAGTATATAACGCAAATGGAGCAATGGAAGAATTTTGTGACACAATGTCTAAAGGTAGCAAACAAACATTTGAAGAGTTTAAAAGTGCTTTGGATGGAGTAATAAAAAAAATCGGCGAAGGATTAGCTCCAATCGTTGACGAAAAATTAAAAGATCTTACTAAAAGATTGAATGATTTATCTGAACAAGAACTTTCCACAGAGAATATAGAAAAGTTCATGGATAAAATTATTGAAAAAGGTAAAATAGCAGCTGGGATATATGCAGGATTAAAATTAAGTTTAGCTGGAGCTGCTGGGGCTGGGGCTGTAGGTGTATCTAGTGTAGCAGGAGGAGTTGCAACAGCAGTTGGTATTGGTGGGACTTTAGGAGTTTATAAAATTGGAGAATATTTTAGAGATAAATACGAGAACTCTGATTGGTATGAAGGAGATTATTTGACTAAATTATCTTTACAGCAAGAATTAAAAGAGATGAGACAAAGAAATAAAGATAAGGAATTTTTAAAATATAATCATCCAAATAAAAAATTAGATCAATTTTCTTTAAAAAATCCATTTGAAAGTAAGAAAATAACTTTTAATTTAAATAATTTGACTATTAATAGTACTAACAATAGATTAAAAGATACAGAAACTTTGATAGAAGAAGTTAAAGAAAGAGTAGGAGAAGAAATGAGAAGAGCATTAGCAGAATCTCAAATGACTCAACAATAAGGAGGAATATGGATAAAGGATTTTTGTTTAAACCAACTTTTATATTAACTAAAGGAATGACTCCTTTTGTATTTGTAGTTCCACCTTTGAATTTAAATATAACTTGTAATCAAATAACTAATTCAATAAACATAATAGATTTTGGAGAAAAAGTTAATTTTGGTTCAAAAATAGCAGATAGAATAACTTTTGATACTTTTTTACCTGCTTTAACTTCTAATTTCTTTAATTTAAAAAATCCATTATCCCCAAGTGCTGCATTAGAAGTACTTAAAAATTGGAAAAATGAAAAAGCAGATCTTACTTTTATCATTCCAGAATATCAAATTTTTTATAAATGTAAGATAGAAAAAATACAATTTGCAATTTCTGAAAGAACTGGAGATATAGATATAAGCATTTCTCTTATAGAAACAAGGCAGCAAGATAGAATTACAGATAGTATAACTGGACTTTTTAAAAGGGAGTAATCATGATAGAAATTAAGATAAATGATAAAATTTTTAAAAAAAGATTCATCAAAGTTCAATGGAGTGGAGGTGTCTATGGAACTTCAAGAAAATTAAACATTGAATTTGTTAAAGGTGAAAATATCGATGTAGCTCTTGGAAATAAAATAGAATTTAAATTATCTAATACTGAAACTTTATTTAAAGGTAAAGTATTTTCTTTAGAGAGAGAATCAGATAATAAAAATGTAATATTAACAGCTTATGATGCCTCTATTTACTTGAATAAAAATTTTTTTGTAAAAAATTACTATAATAGAGTGCCTAGTGAAATAGTAAAAGAAGTTTGTGGAGAATTAGGACTTGAGGTTGGAAGATTGCCTCAAGATAAAGTTAAATGCACATTTCCTGCTATAGATAAAAGTGGATATGAAATATTATTGACTGCTTATACTATTCAACACAATAAAGATAAAGGGATTTATTCTATAAACTGTGATAATGGGAAAATAGAAGTAGTAGATCAAGGCGTTTTAATTGAAGATTTAGAATTAGATTCATACAATGACTTGAGAAGAGTTTTATATAGTGAAAGTATTGAAAATATGATCAATCAAATAATAGTTTATAAAACAGATAAAGATAAAACTCAAATAATTGATAAAGTGGCTAATGAAGAAGATAAAAATAAATATGGATTATTTCAAGATGTTGCTGAATATACAGAAGATATGAATAATATTTTTAATGCTAGAGACATGTTAAAAGGAAAAGAAAGTTTTGCTAATATTATTGCTAATGGGAATACTGATTTAATTTCAGGGTTTTCTATAGCTATAAAAGATCATAATACAGGATTAATAGGCAAATTTTTAATAAAAAATGATAATCATATATTTATAGATGGAGATTATTATACAACTTTGGAATTAGTTTTTGATAATGTTATGGATAAAATTGAACTAGAAAAACTAGAAAAAAAGAAGAAAAAAACTAAAACTAAAAAGGAAGGAATGCCATGGGATGATATAGAGTTAAAAGATGAAATTCCTTGGGGATAATAACAGGAGGATTAATTTTAAAATGAGTTGGTCAGATGAAATTGTAAAAATGATGAAAAATAAAAAAGTTAATTCTATTACTCAAGTTATAGCAAAAGTTGAAACTCCACCTCCAAATTTAACTTTAAAGTTCTCAGAACAGCTTATTCCTGCTGAACAAATATATTGCTCAAACTATCTATTACCTCACTATCATAGAAATTACAAATTAGATGGAATAATTGATAATATTGAAGTTGATGTTTCTAAGTATGATTTTGATAATACAACAAGTTCAGACCCTGTGCCTCAGCATCCATCACATCCTATTCCAAAACTTTCAGGAAGTGGTAAATATAAAGGCTCAGGAACTTATCAATCACATAAAGATATTTGGTTTGAGGATACTTTAAAAGCAGGAGATGAAGTATTAGTGAATATAGTAGGTGTGTTTTGGGTAGTAGTATCTAAAATAACTAAAATGCCAAGTGAGGCAATAGAGGGGGTATAGATGGCTGGATTTGAAATATTTATGAATTCTGAAATGAAACATCAAATGTAGAATTACCTCTTTTTAAAGAAATTGCTATAGATTTTGAAACTGGAGAGCCTCTTCTCAAAAAGAATGATTTTATTATTCTTGAAGGAAAAGAGGCTTTAAAAGTTTGGGTATGGAAAACTTTAAAAACTGATAGGAATAGATATTTGATACACTCAGAGAGCTATGGAAATGATTTGAGTGATAATATAGGACAAATTTATGATAAGGTTGTCAAAGATGCTTTAATGATAAATGAGATAAAAGAGTGTTTATTAGTCAATCCTTATATCACGAATGTCTATAATTTCAGTATTACTACTTTAGAAGAGGGTAGACATCCAGTTATCAGTTTTTATGTTGATACAATCTATGGAGTTGTAGAAAGTGAGGTGAATACTAATCTATGAACTATGTAGTTAAATTAGAAGTGCCTGAAGAATATCAGATTAAAAATGATATTCTTAATGATTTAAAATATGAAGTAAGTAAAATAGAAGGAAGTTATGCTTATGATGGAGCAGCAGCACATGCAAAAAATATAAAAACTGTGTATGATAAACTAGCTGAGATATTCCCTGAACTTTTTCCTTGGAGCTGTACAAAAGAACCTTATCTCTCTATGCACTTAAAAACATTTGGTTTAACTAGAAGAAAGGCTATAAAAGCTAGAGGAGAAGTTACAATAATAGGAAAAATAGGAATTATATTAAATGCAGGAATGATACTTATATCAAGACTTGGAATAAAATATATAACTACTGAAACTGGAATAATAGGCAGTGATGGTACTACAACTGTTGCTATAGAATGTCAAGAAACAGGGACAGTAGGGAACTGTGGAGTTGGAGATATAGTTACTTTTGAGATAGCTAATACAGATGTTTATACTGTTACTAATAAAGAAGCTATTGAAAATGGAGCAGATATAGAAACTGTTGAAATGGCAAAAGAGAGAATGCACGAGAAAGCAAGCATGCCTGCACACTCAGGTAATAAAAATAATTATATATTATGGGCTAAATCAATTGCAGGAGTAGGAAGAGTTACAGTTTGGGGAGCAGGAGAAAAGGATAGTGTAAAAGCTGGACAAGTAGAAATAATGATAGCAGACTACACTAATGGAGTTGCATCTTCTGAGCTTGTAAGAGATGTACAAAATTATATTGATACAGTAAAAATAATCAATGCAGATGTTACTGTAAAATCATTTAAGGCTAAAAATATCAATATTGCAGCTCAATTAAAACATTCAGTAAACATTTCAATAGATCAAATAAAGAAAGATTTTCTGAATCTTCTAAAACAGAAATTAACTGAAGATAGTTTTGTATTAGATAATGTTTTATCTATATTCAAAGTAGCTAATCTACTATTTCAGATAGATGGAGTTATAGATTATCAAAACTTCACTTTGAATGGAGCAACATCTTCTATTCAATTAACATCAGAAGAGATTGCAGAAATCCAGGAGGTGAACTTTGCTGAATGGACATGATAAAAATGATAAGTAAAGCAGCTGGAAATAATTATCTAGTTGCTTTTTTTAATGCTCTACAAAAAGAAGATGATAAACTTAATATTAATGTAAAAGAGCTCGAAAAATATGCTATTCCTATCATTTTTAACGAGCAAACAATACCAGCTTGGGAGAAATGGCTAGAGTTGTCAGAGCCTTTAAATTGGAGCATAGAAGATAGAAGAGATAGAATTATTTACACTATCAATTCAAATCAAAGTTGTACAAAACAATTTTTAAAAGATCAGATAAAATCTATTTTAAATGAAGAGGTAGATATACTGGAAGATTTTCCAAATTATCACTTCATAATTAAATTTAGAAAGATGTTAAGTGGAGAACATAACTTAGAAAGTTTTAAAGAGATGTTAAATGTTAATAAACCTGCACATTTAACATATGATATCAAATTAAGATATAGGATCTGGAGAGAATTAAAACCTAAAAAATGGAGAGATTTAAAAAAATACACTTGGAAAGAAATTATTGAAAAGGAGGAAATATAGAATGAGAAAATTAACATTACATAAACCTGCTTTAGATGATTATGTAGATGTAGAAAAGGATCTTAATGAAAACTATAGGAAAATTGAAGAATGGGCAAATAGTAGTGGCACTAAACTTGATAATAAGTTTGATGATGGTGGAGTATCGACTGATTATGATACAGCTAAAAAAATGGAGGACAAAATTAAATTTTTAGCAACTCAAATTGAAAAAACTCCTATTGGTACTATACTTCCTTTTGCCAGTGGAACTATACCTAAAGACTATTTACTTTGTGATGGTCGTGAAATTACTAAAAATGACTATTCTGAACTATATGATATTCTTCCTTTTGGTGGATATATAGATGAAAAAGTATTTAGAGGTTTAGCTAAAAATGAAGTTCCCAATATGACTGGACCAACTTTAAATGGATATACAATTACAGAAAGTAGTGTATTTAGTGCTACTTTTCCTGGATGGAAAGCTTTTGACTCTGTAATTTCAGGTGATAATGGAGGATGGGCAAGTTTAACTGGTCAAAAAGAAGGTTGGGTACAGATCCAATATCCTAATAAAAGAGCTTTATCATCTTTTACTATAAAGACAAGAACATATGCTCCAGGAAGTAAACTAGAAAAAATATCTGTAAATGGTGTTACAACAACTTCTGAAGATGAGTTATTTACTGAAAATTTATCAAGAGCTTTTACTACAAATGAGAAAAGAGAGTTTAAAGTTAATTTTAATAAAAAAACTTATGATAAATTTAAAATAAAAGTATCAGCTCCTAATGACCAATACTGTGCTATTGATGAGATAGAACTATTTACAGTTGATATAACACAATTTCCTAATCACAAGCAAGAAACTACTAAGAAATATCTACCAGATCTAAGGGGTCAATTCTTAAGAGGAATTAAAGATGGAAGAAAACTATTAGATTGGGAAAGTGAAGATATCAAGAAACATAACCATAAAGAACCATTGGCATATCCTCCTGAAAGTTCAGTAACTAATACTTTAAAAGAATATACTGAGGTTAGAGAAAAGAAAACTATTTTTCAAACATTAATGCTAGATGATAATGTAAATGATAATGTTTATGGAAGACCTATTGCAAAAGAAACTTATGAAGGTAATGAAACTAGACCTAGTAATATAGGGGTAAACTATATTATCAAAGCTAAAAATGGTATAAATGACAATTCAATTCCAGCTTATATAGAAAGCTTATTGAATGATCTAAATAACTTGAAAAACAATCTAGGAGCAAACATCAAAGACAATTCAATCTCATCTAGCAAACTAAAAACTGATAGCGATGCTGATAAGATTAAACTTGCTAATTTAGCTGAAGAAGTTATAAATTCTATGAGTAAATTAACAAAAGATAGTGTAGTAAGAGAATATATTGCAGATGGAGCAGTTAATGCTTCTAAGTTAGATAACTCAATATATCATACTGAATATGATGTAAAAAAAGAAAGCACTTGGAATAGCTTGGGCTTTAAATTAAGCAATGCTTTAAAATTAAATAATTCAAATGTAGAATTTAGTTTTGTAACTTCCTATGACGAAACAAAGAATAAACCTTTTAGTTTTAATATGGAAGATGATTCTGGTATTCCTAGTGGAATAGTTTTTAAAAAGAAAATAGAAAAATTACAAAATGGGTTATTTAAATATTTATTCTATGCTAATAATGTTACACGTAGTGGTATTATAAAATTTAGTTTTGGTTATCATCATCCAGTAACAAATAATCTTAGTGGTAAATATTATGACTTTTTGCTTTTAGTAGATGGAAAGCCTATTGAATTTACAAGTGCTGAAACTCTAGAAGTTATGAATATAACTAAAGTGGATAGAAAAGTTATTAGTTATGAAACTCTAATAAATGAAATTTATGCAAGACCTATTACAATGAAGGATTTTTCAGAAAAAGAAACATTACTATCAACAGGACATAGCAGTATTGATGATTATAAAAAAGTTATAGAGCGATACACCAATTTTAATAATTACTATACAGGTATTCTTATATTTCAAGAAAAATTTATTCCTGGTATATACAAAATAGAAAACAACTTTTCTGGTACTGATTATGTATATATATATTTATTTGATAAAGCGAACGGTGGAAATATTAAAGAAGTTTTTAAGTTTAATAAAGATAATCAAACATTTATATTAAAGGAAAACTTTTTTGTAGGAATACAAAAAGTTAAAAATCAACTTGGTAATTATTTAGATTTTGGTAGAGGAATAAAATATAACTTTTCATCAATAGACGGAACAACTGTATATTCAAAAGGAGAAACAGCTATTGCTACTAATGAATCACTTTCTATGACATCACCTTTTAATATTTATAGACTTGATATTTATGCTTTTAAAAATGAACAAGCTATTTTAGATAATAAGAAAGCTATTTCTCAATTTTCAAAAGATGTAGCTGAAGGAAGTTATAGAGAAATTTCTACAATTCCTAGTGAAAATTTAGAGACACTTATGTATATAGATGATGTTTTAAATGTAGAATACAATAAAAATATTCTAATCAATGCAACATCTAATACTTTTACTTCTAGTAATTCAATATCATATGTTCCATACCAAGCGATAGACGAGTGGAGATATAAAGTTAAATTTAAACTATTAGATATTAATACGATTTTAAAATTTAAAAGTATAAACGGAGAATGGGAAGCTGGTAGTTATATTATTAATTTAGGAACTAAAGAAATATCAACAGGAGCAGAACAAGAAATTATGTTATTACCTTTGCTTGAAGAAAGAATAGGTGGAAATATTGAAACGGTTTCTTCAAACGCAATAGATATTAGTTTCGAAGTAGGAAACTTCTATCAAATTGAATTAATAAGAAGTGGTTTAATAATGAAGATAAATATTTGTGATTTAAAGAATGATAAGATTTTCTCTTGGGAAGTCACTAATGGTAAAAGATTACATGGTGGTCTGTCTTTCGGAGTAGATAGTGGAAGTATAGAGCTTAAAGTTGCACATCTATCAACAGCACTTCAAAAAGGAACTAAAGCTATTTTTATAGGAGATAGTATAACAGAAGGTCTTGGTATGGGAACTACTGATATATCAAAACGTTGGGCATCTTTACTAAGAGATAACTACTTTAAGGGGAATGCTTTATGTTGTGGTATGGGGTGGGGAACTACAAAAAATGTAAAGCAAGTTTTAGAAAATATAAGGTCATATTGTAACTACATTAAGTATTATTTCATAATGATAGGAACTAATCAAAGGAGCGAAGAAACTCATGTGACATGGAAAACTGAAATCGTAGAAATATATGATACTATAAGAAACCTTGGTGGAATACCTGTAATAATAGTTCCACCTTTAGGAAAGGTTGAAACTGCTAATGCTATATTATTTAAAATGAGGGACTTCATTCTTGAAAAAGGCTGGGATACTATAAGAATGGATATAGCAACTTCAACAGGAGATGGTATTACATTTGATAATTCTCTATCAACTGATGGAGTTCACTTTAATGTAAATGGAAATCAAAAGATGTACGAAAGAGCATTGATTGACTTGAAAAAAATTATGTAGGAGAGTGGTTTAATGAAGATAGTATTATCATTTATCTTATTAACAGCATTAGCCTCATGTGCTACAAGACAGATAAATAACAAGCAACAAACATTTACAGAGTATGTTGTTCTTAATAAAAATTCTAATTATCAAGGGAAAAGTATTGATGATTGGGACAATCAGCCTGAGGATAATTTTCCTGGACTAAGATTAATCAACTGGTTTAAGGCAGATAAAAATATTTAAAAGGAGTTGAATATTATGAATAAAGCTAGTAAAAGAACTAAAGACAATTTAAAAGGTGTCAATGTAAAATTAGCTATGCTTGCTGGATATGCTTTAGGAATATCAAAGGTAGACTTTTGGGTTAATGAAGGATTAAGATCAACTGAAACTCAACAAAGATATTTCAAAAAAGGAACAACCAAATGTGATGGAATAAAGAATAAATCTAAGCATCAGTTAGGAAGAGCAATAGATGTGTATTATGTTGACTGGAAAAGAGATGCAGAGGATCAGCAAAAATGGAAGGAGCTAATTGATGCTTTTAGAACAGCAGGAAAGCAATTAGGGATAAAGCTTGAATTTGGTTATGACTGGGGCTGGGATAAACCTCATATTGAGCTTGCAGATGGAGAGTGATAAAATTTGAATAAATGGATTTTAAATTTAATCAAAGATTTTTTACCAGAATTACTAAAGAAACATCTTGAGAGTGATGAGAAAGTAAATGAGATTATGTCTGACCTTGAAAAGCAAAGATTAAATGCTTTTTCTGGATTTTTAGAAAGAGGTGGAATATTACATTTATTCTATGTTTATTCTCTACTAATTATCAATCAACATATAATTGTCCCCTATATTTCTGCATTTACTAAAAAAACTATCTATGTACAACCAATCCCCGAGGAACTGACCTATTTAGTAATGGCTCTTGGAGCAACTATTTTAGGGAAAAAATATATGGATAAAAGAATAGATAAGTAGGTGAACAAATGATAGAAAATGGAGAATTATATTTAAAAATATTAGGTGGAATAATTACATCTTTTATTACTTATCATAGGTATATGATAAAGTTATTGGATAAGAAGATGAATAAGGATGACTGTAAAATTCAGCAACAGCTTTTAGCAGAGAAAAGAAATAACTTAGAGTTGCTGATCACAGAGAGAACTAAAACAATATTTGAACAGCAGAAAGAGATGAAAGAAGATATTAGAATAATAAAGGAATATATAACTGATAAATAG